CTTGTGGCAACCCTCGTCTGGCGTTCTGCGGCGGGCGTGACGCCCGGGAACAAGGCTTCCGTGCCGAGACGGTACTGGTTGATAAGCTCCTCGGACGGTCCTTCGCGCATCGCGGTCCGCTGAGCGTCAGACAGAACGTCGGGCTTCTCCATCTCCGGAACTTCCATCAGGTCGTCCATAACGAACGGTGCCGCCGCAAGCGGGACGGTAGCGAGGTAAGGGTTGCGAGCGAGGAAGCTGGGCCCTTTTGCAAGGGCGGCTTTTTCTGCCGCGGCTGCCGCGCTCTTGCCTAGACTCTCTAGCGCCACAGCGTCTTGAAAAGTCTTAGGCTGACCGTATTCTTTAGTAAAATCTGCTTTCTTCGCGATATAGGCGGCTCTTTTGGCTTCGACAACGCTCGGAGACGCCGCAGTCAATTTGTCTTGGCCGGTGACGAAAGTCTCAAGGGGTCTTTTACTGGCGCGGTCAAGGAAGCTGGCTGTCTCGGGGTAGGTATCTTTGAAGTAGTTCGAAGCTCGGTCGAGCGGCCCCGGCGCAACGGTTCCGGGTGTGTACATGTCCCCTATGGCGCTCGCATCTAAATCAGGGGCTCCGGGCCCGTATCCGGGAGAAACGTCTGCCGCCATGGCTGCGGTCGTAGGAACCGTGGTCGGCGCACCGGTTCCGGGCCCGTATCCGGGAGAAACGTTTGCCGCATCCGCGGCTGCGGTTGTAGCGGGCATCGGAGAACCGAAACGCTCAATGGCGCTTACGGAGGGCGCAAAAGCTTTGCTGATTTCCCCGGAAGTTACGTCAGAGGTGAATTGTCCGAACTTGCCGACATCTTCCGTTAGCGCTTCTACCCCGGTCTGCGCCGTGGGGCTCATGCCCAGCGTCCCACCGAGAGCAGTATCGCTAAGTGTGGGGCCCAAAAGTTTGCCCGCCGCAGCGCCTGCGCTGCCAAGAGCCGCGCCTTTCAACATGTCGCTAACGTCGCCCCCGGCGACTGCCGCCTCTGCCGCGCCACCAATGGCCTGCGCTGCTACGTCCCCAAGTCCGGGTGCCAGAGCCCCTGTCAATCCGCCGATGGCTGCCGATTTCAAGGCGTCCGAGAAACTGCCGCCGCCGACAAGTGTTCCAATGCCGCTTGAAAGTGCCGACGCTGCAACTGGCCCCATGATCGGAGTTAGGACAACCGTACCCGCAATTTTGATAATGGTTGGCGCGGCCTTCTTGAGGAATTTGCCGACGCTCTTGACGGCCTTCTTTACCCCTCTAAAAATCTTTTTTAAGAAGCCGAACTCCGGCGACCCCGTTTCAGGGTTGATTGAGTTCGCTTCGTTGCCGACGACATACCGCTCCGGGTCTTCTATGCCCATTTCCCGGAGGTGCCCGAGGATCGACTCTTTTAGCTCAGGCATCTTGTCAAGAAGACGCTTTGGTACAACCAGCTCGCCGGTCTCAACGTGAGCTAGGGTGTCGTCTCCGAACCGGCCCATCTTCTCCATACGCTCCCGTATGGCTCCGAGGTCCGCGATGCCTCCTGCGTCACCCTTGGACTTCTCGTACTCGTAGATGTCGTCTTCGTCGAGTGCGAGACTTTGAAGGCCCGTGGGCCGATATGCAAGGTTTGCCGTCATATCGTTTCTCACGTTTCGCCGCTAATTGCCTGCGGCATTGTCACATATATTACAGTACCGCGAGCCTCAGTTCCAGTCCAAGAATTACCGCAATCGGGGCAATTACCATCGGGAAAGCTCGCCACCTCTTCTGGCGTGTCAACCAAGTTGTCGCACGAAGAACACTTGACGTGTTCCTTGCTGGTCGAAGGAAGCCATTGACTTCCATCGGGCATTACAATGTTGCTCATGGGGTCACCACCGTTACTGATCCTACGCCGCTCGTGGCCGACGAGCCTGCGGGGTGCGGGTTGGAGAGGCGCGAGACCTTTACAAAACCGTCAACCTCGAAGACCGAACCGGGCTCTAATCCTACATCATTTGTCTTTAGGTCCGTAAACACCGTAAAAGTGTTTCGTCCTTCGCCAGCCTGCTGTTGCTGAAACACGTACAAAGCAAACGCCCGCACAAGGTCGGAGAAGTAACCCTGCTGGTATTCTCCCGGAGGAGAAGCAAAAAACGGGGGTGTAAGATTGCGCCCGCTCATCGGCGACCATCCTGCCTAATATCAATTCGAGGCGAGCCTAGCCGCCATGTCATGTTCAGGTTTGTTGACTCGACCCGAAGCCCAACCGCCCTGCCCCGAAGCCGGACAAAGTCCTGCGTGTCGGAATCCGTTACGGTCGAAGCGTAGCTGCGAGTATACCCGGTGCCGGGAAAGTCTTCCGCCTTTAAGGTAAACGTAGCTTCTTTTGACGCGCCGCTGGCCGAGTCCAAGAAGCTGATGTCCGGAATAAGCTTACGTATAAGCGCAAACGACTCGCCATCCTGTATTTCGATGGGGCTCGACTCGATGTACGCGGTCATCGGGCTGCCGTCGTCGTCAAGCCCGTCCTCGTGGTTGTAGAGATAACCGTTCGGGGCAGCACCCACGGGGTAATCTTTAATGCCGCGGTCAATCCACGCAGTTCGCGATATTGTGCCGTAATACCAGACCTTTTCGACAAAGTTGTAGGTCACGTATTTGTCGTTAATCGAAGAGCCATTTGACGAGTAAAACCACGTAACCTCTCCAAATTCGGAGTTTATCGCGGCATATGTCTTCTCGCCCTGCGTCAGGTCAAAGTCATTGAAAACGGTGTCTCGAACGGTGCAGGGAAGAACGTTAACCTGACCGTCGTAAACGTAAAAGCGGTTACTGCCCATCCAAAAGATCAAGTCGTTAACGGCCACGGCGGCATTCGGCCCCGCAATGGTTATTCCCGTTGAAACCTGATTTATGCCGAAGGTAAAGGGAGGCCCGATAAACTGCACTGAATGAACGGACTCGTCCGTTATGACAATGATCTCACGGCGTGTTTCAACGGCAGCGATGATTTCCGAGCCCACGCCGACGAGAAGATCGCCAGCGGTGTTTGTTGCCGTGGGCTCCCAATCGGTCAGGGATTCTTGGTCCGAGAACCGGATAAGCAACTTGTCCTGCGTAGAGCTTCCAAAAGGGTTGCAACCAAAAGCGAGGACATGCCTGTCTCGGTCGGACACCATAATCTGGCGAGCCACAGAGGGGGCGCTAGAACTTAGCGATGTGAGATCAACACCCCGGCTCGAAAGAGACAGGGACTTGTCCCAGTAATAGATCGCGCCGTCCCGGATATTGAATAAGAGGTCGTCACCAAAGTTGTCTTGACGCCACAGACGAAGAGAGCCGCCGCCTGCAACCGTTGTCGCAGCGGAGCCCCACGTCCCTCGGCTATACGTTCCAGCACCCCAGCCAGTGCCGGGGACAACGGTGTTGATTCCAATGTTGATCTGATATTCGGCTGTCACAGAACCGCCGCCGTTGCCGGTATCAGAAGCATTCGCACTCACCGAGGCTTCAATGGTGTAGTTGCCGGGGTCTACAACACTTGCAACTACGTACTCTTGGTTCAAGATGTCCGCGGTTATATTTCCGCCTAATCCAGAAGCTCCGCTAAACGTCACTGAATCGCCTAAGATTACTCCGTTACCCGCGTCTGTAACCGTAATTGTCGTTGACCCATTTACCGCAGAAAAGGTCGCGGTATTTGTGGTCGTTAGCCTGATAGGTGTGATGTCGTTGTAAGAACCGCCTTCTTCAATATAGAATTTCAGGTGCGTCCCCACCCCCATGTATTTAGAATTGTCCGACGCGACCCACGCATGAAGGGAGCGGCAAACCCCCGCAAAGGTTTGTGAAGCGTATTTAACCCAACCGCCCAGCTTCTCGGGAAACCCGAAACGAAACCGGACTTTATCGCAATCAAGCCAACCACCCTCATTGGTGTAGGGGGTTACCTCCGTATTGATACCGGGTTTAAATTGAAGCTTAGTGAGTGGCATTGAAACCGCCCTAACCTTGGAGTTCCAGCAGATCGAACAAGACGCTAACCTTGGTCCCATCGATGACGGTTTTGGCGTGGTCGTTCACAACAGCGCCGCCTCAAGGAGCGCGGCCCAATACGCATCGCCGGTCATGCCGTCAGAGTTTACGCCTCTGTCGAGGTTAATCCGGCCCATGCGGCCACAGAAATCGCCAAGCTGTTCCTCGGTTTCAATGCCGGTCATATCAGCGCCATTGTCGGCAAACCATTGGATACGATTGCGGGCATCAATGACGCTGGGCCACTCGCGGCCAACCAGATCAGCGAGATAGTTTCGCGGAGCACACTCATCGCAACAGCCGCCGCGCCATACGTAATCGGCGGGATCAGCCGCTGATCGCCACTGTCCGTAAGACCCCTGTTCTGCACACCACAGATCAAAATCGCGGCCTGTCTGGCCGTTGGCAACATATTGATTGTAGCCACGCTGATAGGCACAACGGAGGCACCAAATGTCCGTGCAGGTATCAACATCGCAGGTCGTAATCAAAGTTCTCAGTGCTGCCGGTAAAGCCTCTAGCTGCTCAAATCTACCTGACATCTGTGCAGCTATATTGTCGTAAGGCACATCAGAATAAACAGGATTTTCAGTAGATATAGACGGCAGATACACCGCCGCACCTGTGTCGTAGACCTGCCCGATCAAAATCGGGTGTCTGTCTGTCGCGGTGTTTTCCACGCTGATGCCAATGGCAATACCATCAGCCTCATGCGGCGCAATCTGAGTGACGTAGTTTTCATAACGAGCCGCCGCAAATGCGTAGGTCAATTCCTTCGTAAACCCTGCTCGAACCGGGCGCATATCGTCTGCGTGGCTGATCGACGGCAGGGTGACGTACGACCGCTCAAACGTCCGCACATTTGTTTCAAGCCAGTCACAGATCGCGTCGAACTCTGCGTTTTCGTTTGGAGCGCCGTCATAGCCCTCAGTAAAGTGCAACGCCACAATTTCGTGGTCTGTGTTCGATAGAAACTGATGCAGAGCGTATGCGCTGTTCACGCCGCCGCTGGCAGGTATCAAAATTTTCATCAGGCAGTGCTCCCTGCAACTGTGCCAGAATTGTTAAGGGTTACGGACCTTCCATTATACCGAGCGGCAAATCCTGCCGCCCCGCCTGATCCGCCGACACCGGGAGATTGATATTCACAACCAGCTATACCGCCGCCATATGAGCCGGGCCCGCCATTCGATCCGGCTTGGCCGAAGCCACCCGCTGCCCCGGTCGAGCCATACGAGCCGAACACTACGCCGCCGTAGCACCCGAGTTTTGGATCGTAAAGCTGATATCTCGCCCCCCTCTGGCCGCCACCACCGCCGCCACCGCCGCCACCGCGTAGGTTGGCTCCGCTGAATACGTTGACGATGTATGTGCCGCTGCCGCCGGTCAGCGTCTCGAAGAACAAGGCGTCGCCCCCCACTGACCCGGCCCCTGCGACAAGGCCACCGTTTGCTCCAGTATATCCATCAACGCTGCCGCTGATATTGATCGTCAGGTCACTGTTTGCGTTGAGTGCGCCTGTCCGCAGCGCGTGTGTGCTGGAGCCGCTGACGGTCACGCCACTAGCGACGTTTACGATGATCGGCGTTGTATCGCTCGCTGCGTTATATCCCGCAGCGGTGGCGGCTGTCAGGATGTTGTATTCTGATGTGTTTGATGTGATCTCGAGAACGAGCGCCGCAACTGCGCCGTAGAAATCGGATAGACTAATTACCCCGCTTGTCGGCACTCCCGTGTTGTTGTTAGGGACAAGACCCCCGCCTCGGTAGTATTCAGACATGCTGTGAGGCGCGGTGCCGCCGAACTCCGTCGCAAGGTCTAAGATGCTAACGGGACCTGAGACAGGGATTGCCATCAGCCGTGGCCCTTTAATTCGTTGATTTCAGCTTTCAGCGTCTTCACCGCTTCGATCAAAAGCGCGACCGTGTTCTGGTACATTACGCTGACCATGCCGTTCTCATCTCGCGTCAGGTCAGGAACAGCTTCTCGGACCTCCTCGTAGATCAGACCAAGTGTGCGCTGATCTTCGTGTTTCCACCGAAAGCTGACGCCGCGCATACGTTGGACGAGTTCAAGAGCGTTTGGAATTTGAACAATGTCGTCCTTAGCCGCCGCCGCTGAGTAGGCGGTCACGTTGCCCGAGGCCGTCACGTTGCCCGTCACGTTTAGCGTGCCGCTGCTGGGCGTCATGGAATTTGTGGTAAGAGAGGTGATGTCGGTGTTAGCGCCAGATTTGGCAGCCGACAGATTAGACCTAGCCGCCGCCGCTGTGCTGGCCCCTGTGCCGCCGTCTGCTACAGCGATGTCCGTTGTCAAACCACCAAGAGAGGTGATGTCGGTGTTAGCGCCGGAGGCCGCTGCGCCAAGGTTGGACCTAGCGTCCCCAGCGGTGCTGGCCCCTGTGCCGCCGTCTGCTACGGCTAGGTCTGTAATTCCGGTGATGCTGCCGCCCGTGATGCTGACG